CTTTCTCTCTAAAATAATTGACCAGAACTTTGCGATGCGTTCATGGTTTAACTGTGCATCTCCATATATCTTTGCTCGTTCCTTGGAGATTAACTCGCCTGCCCTCTCTAGGAGTTCTTTTCTTTTTACCATTATATATCATACCTGTATTTTTTTTGTGATTCAATGATGTGTAGGTTCTTTTTCACCCTCGTCAAGCCGACATAAAATACTCTATGCTCATCGTCTTGGTCTGGGTTCGTTACACATGGTTTTGTAGAATCCAGATGGACTACTACATTATCGTCTTCTCCTCCCTTCATAGCGTGGAATGTTGAAACTTTTAATCGTGGTCGCTCTGTTAACACTTCTTCTCTTCGCAACAAAGAACGAATGTAATACTTCTCGTCTGTTCCTAGGCGAAGAACGTCTAAAGCACTAACTTCTCTAGGGGCGAGTAATCCAAGATTTTTTACTAATCCTTCATAGGTATAAGTACTGTCTAGGGGTTCGGCATCAAGCAAAGGAAGCATCCCCCTTTTTACTACGGCTCCGTCTCCTGTTTTCGGGGCAAGTTCATACAATCGCCTTACCTCATGTAATCCTATTTCGTCTCCTTTTTGCAACCCTTCCCAAATTTTTATCGCTTCAGCTATTTCTAGCTTGACACTTGGGAATCCTTTGATCTCGTAAAATAAACCCTGATCACGAAGATCGGAGGCAATATCTCTGGCAAAGGAGTTTGTTCGGGTCATCAAGGTCCATGAACCTTGGCTCATGTCCATACCATAGGTGTCAAGATGAAAATTTACACTTCCTTCTCTTTCCGTTGGTCTGAATATCTTTTGTTGTCGGTTCCTTATCCGTTGAACCACGGACATCGATAGATCGAAGGCTGATTTTGGTAATCTGTAACTCTTGTCCAGTACACGGATTGTTTCAGAACACTTCATAAATAAATTTACATCGACCCCCGCCCATTTATGAATCGCCTGGTCATCGTCTCCCGCGAAATAGGTATGATCTGAATTACCCGCGAGTTTCTCCACCATCTTCCATTGCAAAGGAACGAGGTCCTGGGCCTCATCTACTATCAATATCTCTAACTTTGGGGGACTACACTGATCTATATAACTAGAAATCATGTCCGTAAAAGAAACTTTCCCGTTCTCTGCCTTATAAAGTCTTAGTGCTTTATCGATCTTCTCAAGCATAAAGAAATGAAGATCATAACTTCTCTGGTCATTAAACTCTTTCTCGATAGAAACACATCGAAGGGCAGCCCTATCAATCATTCTGAGATATCGGTCATTATCCCGACCTTGTGGAAGAATAAGTCCATCGTCGGCATCCGAAGATGTAATTCCATCGAAGTTCATGCCCATCATTCTGGAAAACTCTCTCCAGTTCTCACGGGACATTAAATCAGCCTGTGAAAGACCCAAACCGTGGTATCCAAAAGAGTGAAGAGTACGGAAGTAAGGTAAGTCTTTCGGGGATAAATTAAAGGCTGATCCGGCACGTTCTACAGCCTCATTAACAGCCTTTTTGGTGAACGATACATAACCAATCCTATCAAGGTCTACTCCCCGTGAGAGAGCCTCCCTGACGATCTCAATAAGGGTATGTGTCTTCCCACACCCCGGAGGACCTAGTATTAACTCAGAACGGTATTTCATCTTCTGCTATCTCCATTTTTTCTACTCCTTCAAAGGCAGGAACCCACCAAACTCGTAACGTGGTTCTTGCTCCATCGGGTTTTCTTAAATTTTTATGCCCATTGCATTCTTCTCCACTGTTTAATGTCTTCAGACGCTCTTGGATCTGTGCCCTCGTAAAAGAGGTGAAGTTTCTCTGCTGAAGAAACTCCATAAGACCATTAATCATAAACATCGTTTTTCCATCCTCTGTCCACGGCTTACCCATGAATAGTTCTTCTGAGGATTGTGCACGGATACGGCTTGTGCAGAACATCTCCAATAAATCATAAAACTGACCATCCACTGTAAGTTCTTTCGGAACCTCTAGCTGAACCGCGTGTTTTAACATCTCATTTACCTTAGTCACCCAATCCGTTTCTTTCATCTTGGAAGGCATAAACATTAACTGCTCCATACAAGCTTTCTGAAACAAATGCTGATTCTGTAAATGATCCATTGTTATTTCCAATCGTCCACCATTCACATCAAGAAACACCAACTTCGGGTCAGATAACATAATTGTTAATCCACTCAAGTCGGCAGCATGATCCGATTTTGTACCAATTCCAAACTTCCTAGCCTTGCACAATTCTTTATTGCAGAAGGAAGCATTTGGTTCAATGTTGCATTGATAATAGTAATCTTTTTTCTGGTACTGATTCTGTAATGTCACTAATTCACTTGCGGGAAGAGGGGGAGAGCAATGTCTCTGGTTTATCTCCTCTAAAGAATTCTTCCAACTATCTGAAAACTTCCCCTTGCAGTACGGAGCACACTGAGAAAGAAAAATATTTCGATTATTATCAACTTTTCCTGTTGACACATAATTCTGCAAACATGGTGGCCCGTCCACAAAAACATCACGGCTATCCCCGTAATCTATTTTCTCTAAATCAGCTACAAACGTCCTCTTCTTCTCTACCATGTTCAGTAACTGTTCAAGTTTCATAGCCTTGCCTTTTTCATCAAAAGCATATCTCATGGTTTGATCAGCTTTGAAGTAAGGCAAGTTAATAAAATTTCCTACATCCCCTCTCTCAGAAAGGATACTATCTTGTTTCGGGAAAATCTCGGCTTTGGCATAGCCTAAAGCACCCGCAATCTCCGTTAAATATTCTCTAAAAATCTTTGCTTGTGTCGGTTCCTTCAAGAAACAAAATAAATGTGCCCCACCAGACTTTGACCGACAAACAATAAGTGGCAGCTTAAATTTAATTATCTTGTTTATAAGAGCTTTGTGATCGAGGTCATACTGATCAATATCAACCGCCCCGAAATAACATTCATTGCTTTTATTAATCGGGATCGCCCCGACCCCGTGCTTTCCCTCGAAGTGGTTTTGTACGAGTTCCTCGGTCAACGGCTCACGAACCACGCGACTCTGTGCCTCGGTCTTTCCATTACGACCTACTGCACCTACAATCGTTTGTCCGTGTGCCTCATCCGAGCCACGAAAAGCCTGCATAAATTTATTAATATCTGACATGGGTTACATGATGAGAGGCACGGGAAAAAGGAAGATTTTAAAAAACCCGTGCCCCTCAACCAAGGCTGTGACTAGCAGTTAAAACGGTACGTCGTCTTTTTCAAGCGGTTCCGTTTCATCAACAGCCTTAACCGCACCCTTCATGACCTGTTCCCTAAAGAGTCTAGCTTCTGTAAGGATATCTTTAGTGTTCACTAAGCCATGTTTAGCTACTGCCCAATTAAACCACGTCCCCTGGTCGTTACTCTCTTCGGTAGTCGTTAACTTCCACATGGTTGCATAGACCGCAGGAGTCAGCAGTGCGTTAGTTTTCGGGTGACGGATCTTCTGCATAGCGATCTGGGTCTTCCATCGTCTACTCACTTTGAGTTGTGACGACTTCATATCCACGATTGCGGGTTGCATCATTCCACCATCTCCAACAATAAGACAATAGTGCTGATCGGATTTTACCAATTCGTTTCCGTTTGGCAACACCTCTCTAGAACCTTTTCTCTCAGTGTTTTGGAGATCGGGATTGCTAGGCTCTATTTCGCCCATAAATCCACCACCAGAATCTCTTGGAACAAACTCAAGAAACTTTGTCTCTTGATAGCAAGGAACAACAAGAAGTCCTTCCTCACTGCTCCAATGTTCACTCGTTACTGTATTAAAAGCATCCCCTTGATCCGCTCCTTCGATAAAAGAGGGATCCTTCTTCTTAATCTGAGGGGATAAAGCCTGTATTATCCGAATAAACGGGATCTGCATTTCAGAACTGTCAAAACTAGTTCCTTCGCCTGCGGATGCCGTAATTTCATCCAACAAATCTGCCGGAAGTTGATCTTCTTTTATAATAATTTCTTTTGTCATTTTTATTTCCTCTTTATATCTACTGCATTTGACAGAAAGGCTCCGAATAGATCTAAATCTATCTCATCGCCACTTTCTACTCGATCCTTAACAAAGGCTTTTAATGTCATCGGGTGGACATGAGTTTTCAAAGACGGACTCAAACCCCTTTCCGATAAAGTTGCCATTGCATCTTTAGCCATGTTGTCTTGCCCACGACCAAAAGAACACGTTACATCATTTTTAATGATGTCATCAAGTCCTCTTACTCTTAACCAAGCAAAAGCCTCTTGTTTATTTTCGACGGGTATTGATGCTGCCACAATCTGCTTCTTCGTAACAGTTAATCCATCAACGTCCACACGTTCAACACCCATTTCATCCATAAGGTCGGGGATCATTTGTGTGGAAAGTTTCTGTCTCTCTTGCTTTAGAGACTTGAGGTGTGTTTCCGCATCCTCTACTTCTTGCTCGACTACTCGTAACTGTCTTACTAAATTACTGAGGTTTTTCGTTGTCTCAGTACTAATTGAATCAAGTGCTCCACTCTCATCAAAATGGTCTTCAAAAATGTCACTCATTAAGTATCTCCTCTTCAGGTTTAAGTTGACAAAGTTATATTTAATATATAAATAGTTATATATGAAAAACAACCCCCTTGTCAAATATAATTTTAAGACAAAGCCATTTGACCATCAAATAAGGGCATTGGAAGCTTGTCGAGACAAAAAATACTTTGCTCTTTTCATGGAAATGGGTACGGGGAAATCGAAAGTTCTTATCGACGATATTGCGTACTTATATTGTCAAAAGGAAATCGATTTTGCCTTGATCATTGCCCCTAAAGGAGTGTATCGTAACTGGATTGAAAGAGAAATCCCGCAGCACTTTCCCGACGACGTTCCTTATAGAATAATTCGTTGGGTCAGCAACCCGAATAAAGAACAAGAACGGGAGATACGAGCGGTAAAGGATGAGTTCAATGGAATTACAATTTTTGTTATGAATGTGGAAATATTTTCAACAGTAAAAGGAAAAAATATCGGGAGATGGCTAGGTAAGAGATTTGGTCAAAGAGGTGTAGTTGCCATAGACGAATCAACGGCTATAAAGAACTACCGATCGAATCGAACCAAAACCCTAGTGCAAACTTCGAAAGATTTTTTATATTCTCGGATCTTGACGGGTTCTCCCGTGACGAATTCTCCGATGGACGTGTACTCTCAGACTGAGTTTTTGAAGTCGGGGGTCTTGGGGTATAATAATTATTACGCTTTTCAATCTCGATACGCTAACTTGCAGACTAGGAACATGGGAGCTACAAGTTTCAGACAAGTTGTTGGATTTAAGAACCTAGACGAGTTAAATAAAAAACTTGACAACTTTAGTTTTCGGGTGCTCAAGAAGGATTGTTTGGATCTTCCAGATAAAGTATATATGCCCCGTTATGTAGGCATGACTAAAAGACAACTTGAATTATACGAGCAAATTCGGAAAGAGGCCCTGGTCTTATTTGAGGATGGCAAGATTGTTTCGGCTCCTCAAATGGTCACGCAGATGCTTAGACTTCAACAAATTCTTTCGGGTTATCTGACCACGGACGATGGATACCAAGAAAACTTCGATACCAAGAGAATGGATGCTCTTTTAGACATTTGTTATGAGACTTCGGGGAAGGTAATCGTCTGGTCACGCTTTCGGTACGACATCATGAAGATTCATCAAGTCCTTACAGAGAATTTCGGGAAAGAATCCGCAGCGACGTACTACGGGGACACCTCAGACGACGAAAGAAGTAGAATTATCGACACTTTTCAAGAACCATCCTCTAAATTACGATTTTTTATTGGAAATCCCGCAACTGCGGGTCGGGGATTAACCCTCACGGAGGCAAGTACAGTAGTTTACTACGCTAATGACTTTAACCTCGACACACGAATCCAATCGGAAGATCGATGTCATCGTATCGGGCAGAAAAAATCGGTAACCTACATTGATTTGATCTCTGAGGGTACAATAGACGAAAAAATAGTGAGTTCTCTGGTCAACAAGATAAACCTTAGTGCAAAGGTTCTTGGTGAGGAAGCCAAAGAGTGGCTTCAGATTAAGCCGAAGAAGAGTTAGAGTCCTTCTAAATTTCTAAGCTTATTTAATTTTTTATCGATAGTGTCGTTTATCCACCATTCGGCTTCTTCCTCCCTGGAGCCAAGTCTTGTTAATAAGATCTTGGCTTCTTCGGGAGAAAGCATACCATTATGTAATCGGTGAACGACATCATCTTTTTCTCTCGAAAGATCAGTCTCGTTCTGTTTCATTTCCAAACCTTCTTTCATGTTCCTCTCGGATCATTCTAGAAACTTGCCTAGCCATAGTTCTACCCTCTTCGTGGGCGATATCTCTAAGCCTTTCCCTATCATCTATCGGGACGGCAATATTTACAAATGGAACTTCGGCTCTTTCTCGGTTTTTCATACCAACGTTTGCCATTTTATACTCCTTCTATAACATGAACATATAGAACATATATACTAGATGAAATAAAAATACAACCCCTAATCCATAAAATCGGGTTTTCGTAAAGGCATCCTAAATTCTTCATACCATTCGGTATTCTCTTGGCATTGTTGTTTCTGAGCAAATGGATCGAGTTCTTGTTTCAAAGTATGAGCCATATAAAGGCAACTTTTCTGCTCATTGAAGGCAAGTCGGTGAACTACAGTTTCGGAGTCAACCAGAACATTAGGGATGGTTATTAAATAGAGAACAAAAAAGGATGCTTTGATCATTGTATTGTCTCCTCTTTTTCATCATGGTATACATCCGTAACAATGGATGCAGCCACAATCCCAAGGTCGCTTTGTTTTAGCTTTATGGCTTCATCGACAAGCCAATCGGCAACTTCGGGGGTCAGATGTTTCCAAACATCTCCTTTTTTAAGATCGACCTTCGATAGAAGACTTTGTAGGCAGTCAACTTCAATCGCTCTCCAAGGGCATTCTTTTTTTCGGTCTTCATAATTCGGGATCATTACACATGAGACTCTCATGCCAAGTTCCATTTTATATTTTTTGACCAGGCGATTCGTAAAATATACAACCTCATCTTTTCGGGGATTACTAGTAATCATCCCAAAGGCTGATTCTTTTTCGGTGATGTTAGTTATCACTACTTTTCTTTTATGCGTCATAATTAATT